CGCGTTGAAGCGCCCTGCCGCTTACCGGCACAAGCCGGTCCCGTTGGAATGGAACCCGGAGAAGAAGAAGTACGAGGTGGCGAAGTGAAAGACCCGAACCTGTTTGACCAGCCCCAGTTCCCTGTCCTGCCTTACGCTGGAACCTCGGGACATTCGGGCTCCGACACATCCGAGGAAAGAGCACGACGTCAAGACGGTGACGGCACAACCGCCCTACGTCAGCGACAGACGCTCCGCCTGCTAGATGACATGAACCTGTTGGGGCTGACATGGAAGGAACTTGCTCGGCTGTTGAAACTTCACCACGGGCAAGCGTCCGGTGTCTTGTCCACGCTTCACAAGGCTGGACTGATCGCTCGACTCACCGACCGACGCGACCGATGCCACATTTACGTTCTGCCGAAATGGGTCGACGAACGCGAGGTAGACGACTACCGACGAAACCTAAACCTGAAGGATGTCCGCCGCGACCTCCATGACATTCAAGTCATGCTTGAGGAAGGCGACTACTGGCGGGCGAAAGAGTTTGTTGATGCCCTACTTGAGAGCCGTTACTAGACGGTCGCTTCGATCGGGAGATTAGCCTCGACCCGCTTCGCGGTCCCACCGATTGAGTAGCCGCGCAGTTCGCCAGCCTTGACCAACTCCCATGCCCAGTCCTCCCACACGACGCCGAGGAACGGTGTGTCGGCGGGGAACGTGAACTTCGAGACGCCCTGATTGGGGACGGTGAGTTCGGCTTCGAGTGGGAACGGGAGCGTCATCATCTCGACCATCTCGCCAGCGGCCTTGTCGGAGTGCTGGAGGTAGATCGTGCGGTCGCCCTTGCGAACCCAGTCCCACATCGCCCGCTGAAGGGTGGAGGAGTCGGTGAACTCGCCGTGCGCGTCCTCGCGGAACGGGACGTAGGCAGGGCCGAGGGTGTAGCGATACTCTGCCGCCTTAGCGACGAGCCCGCCTTCGAGGTTGGACAACATCGCGAGTTTCTGATCGTTCGACAAGGAGTAGGGCTCGGCGACCTCGAACACGACTTCGATCTCATCGGAGATCAGGTCGTGAACGGTCTTGATGGCCTCGGTGACCTTCGGGACGCGGTGAGCGAGGTCGTGCTGGTCGATCAACTCGGAGAGCGTCGACTTTGAGATCATCGCCTCCGAGAACGACTCGATCTGAGCGAGACGCTCCTGCGCGGCATCGCGCGAGGCATAGCAGCCGAACGCTCGACCGGTCTCGGAGTAGACACAGAACTGACTGCCCTCTGAACGGATTTCGCGGCGAACGCGACGACGACGACCACGACCACCAGCGCCGCCGCCAGAGCCTCCGCCGCCCATCCCATAGCCTTCCTCAACGTCATCGGTCGCCTCCTCCTCCGGCCCGGCCTCGGCGGGCATCATCGCTGTCGCGGCGCGATCCATGAGCGCGAGAATCTTCCCGGCGAGTTCTCGGGCGTCGGGGAACATGACGAGAGCAAGGTACGCCTGCGAGAGACAGGACACAGGGTTGCCATGTCCCATCGAGTGGCCCTTCGAGAAGTCCGCGTCGCGTGACTTGCCGAGCATGATCGACTGGAGTTCGTGGACGAGTGCCATCGCCTCGTTCGCCATCTCCTCCATGCCCATTCGCACGAACGACTGGTAGGCGTCGAGCAACTCGTCGAGAGGGTCGATAGCACCTCCGTCGTCGTCGTACCCATCGTTCATCTCGTAGCCGTGTCCGGCTTCGACTTCGCTCGTCTGCGCTCCTGCCATAGTGACGCCGAGGGTAGCAGACCCGCATGGAATCACGGTCTGAGGTCGGTATCCAGATTCTCGTGAAATAGAGTTGTCCTATGTGGCGAACGGGGTGATACTAGACCTAGTGGGAAGAACAAACCGACGAAAGGAGCCCCACATGAGCAAGTCACAGGAAGTCATGGAGCAGGTGGCCGCGAAGATCATCGCGAGCATCGAGAACGGGATGGTCACCGGAGACTGGAAGCAGTCATGGGCCGGAGGCACCATCGCCATGAACGCCACCACCGGGAATCAGTACAAGGGCGGCAACCTGATCGCCCTCTGGATCTTCGGACAGGACTACGGCTCCGGCGACTGGGCCACCTACAAGCAGTGGCAGAGCGTCGGCGCTCAGGTTCGCAAGGGTGAGACCGGCGTCCGGCTCGTCAAGTGGTCGCCGGTCCCCTGTAAGGATCACGGCAAGGACGAGATGTGCCAAGACTGCGGCAAGTTGGTCCCCAACGTGTTCACGGTCTTCAACGCCGATCAGGTGGACGGATGGGCCGGTAACCCGAAGGCCATCCGCAACGAGGACCAGCGCATCGCTGACGCGGAAGCCTTCATTACGGCTACCGGAGCCAAGATCGGTCACTCGGGTGAGGGACGCGCCTACTACCGGGCCTCCGAGGACTCCATCACCCTGCCGCCTTTCGAGAACTTCCACAGCGCCGAGGCCTACTACGCCACCGCCGCTCACGAGTTGATCCATTGGACCGGAGCCGAGTCCCGCCTCAACCGGGACATGACCGGCAAGTGGGGAGAGGACGCTTACGCGGCCGAGGAACTGGTCGCCGAACTCGGCGCGGCGATGCTCTGCGCGACGCTCGGCCTGTCGGACGAGCCTCGCCCGGATCACGCCCAGTACCTGAAGGCATGGGTTCGCCGCCTGAAGGACGACCACCGGCTCCTCTGGAACGCCGCGTCGCTCGCTCAGAAGGCTGTCGACCACCTCACCAGCCTCGTCGAGTCCAACCGGGAGCAGGTGGCGGCATGAGCGGAGACGACATGACCGAATACTGGCTGTGTGAAGACTGCGCGATGTGGCACACAAACGCCGACCTGTCCGGGGTCGACGATGCCGAGCGGCTCGCCCAGATTGAAGCGTGCTCCGACCGCTTCGTTATCGACTGCGGCGAGCACGCCGAGTTGTGCGAGGCCTTCTCCGCCGCGCCCTGCGACGCCTGCCGCACTCGCCTCGCTGGTTCACGGCACCGGGCGTTCTTGATCGGTGTCCACTATGAGCCTCAAAGTGGAGGTGGGCTCATCAACGACTGAAGCCGGTTCCGCCATACGGAACGCCTGATGTTTCACTCCCCCCTCAAACGTCAGGTTCGACGAGACCGTCGATCGCTCTACTCCTTTCGAGCGGTCGGCGGTCTTGTCTTGTTTAGGCGTCCAACTCGCCTTCACGGATCAGCCGGTCGCGGGTTCGTTCAGCCCACTCCTGCGCTCGATCCCGGTTCGCTCGACCGAGGTCGCCTCCCCACAACAGCCACGCCACCTGACCAGGAGTCGGGCGTTCACGCTCGTTCTCAAGGTAGGCGTTCGCCCTCGGAGAGTTCAGGTCGCCGCGATGTCGGGCGAGCCATGCGGCCATGCGACGGACCTTGTCGGCGGTCATCTCGCCGCGAGCCATCGCCCGCGCCTCTCTGACAGTTCTCGGACGTAAGCCATCTCCGGCGAACTGAAGCAGGTCAAGGCCTCGTCTGGCGTTCGTTCTCACATACGAGGGAACGGTCACCGCCATTCGCTACAGGCTAACGCCTGCGCCGGTTGGCTAGTTGGACGTCAGAGTTCAGGGAGCGAGTTCGTCCGGCATCAGGGAGGTCTTGCGGCCGGTCCGATTCAACTTCCATCCGTAGCCGCGATAGATCAGCGACGCGATGTTGGGTACGTCAAGGCGGTTGCCGTCGACCGTGACGATGTGACCGCGAGCGTAGCCGTCGTTCGTCTTGTTATCGAAGAACAGTTTGTCACCGTAGTCGTTACGACCGATGAGAGTCGCCATGAGCCGAGCCTACACTCCGGCGGCAGGCACAAACTCCCCACGGACAGCCTCAACGAACCGATACGGGATACCTGCCTCGTCCAGTTCTTTGAGGAGGGTCTTGGTCGGCGGCTTGTAGGTGCGGCTCGTCGTGTCGAAGATCACCTCGGCGATGTCGTCCACAGACAGCCCGCCGTGAATCTGAGTTTCGACGTAGTCCTGCCCGAACTCGGGAGGCCATCCCCACCGATCGATCCGCACCTCGTTCAGGTTGGGTCGGGTAACCGGGTACGCCATGTCGGGACTACCGAGCGAGTCGGTCATGGTGTAGGAGGCTCGCTCCTTTACTTCCGACTTGAGAAGCACTCGGGCCGAGCCGTAGTGCTCAACATTCTCGTTCCATCGGTCTGCCCTTTGGATGTGTCCATAGATGGGTCGGACCGCATCGTCCGCGTTCGGCGTGATGCCGAACATCTTGTACTCCTCGTAGCGGCGGATGTTGAGGTCTTTCAATCCGCCGGAGGTCCCAGTCTCGAACTGGCTCTTGAAACGTCCTTGCTTCATCACCTTGCTCAGATTGCGCGGTTCGATCTGAATAGACAGGTCGGCGTCGGATAGGAACTGCTCGAAGCGGCTGGCTTTGCTTCCGATAAGCGCGCGCACCTCATAGTCATCCATCGGGATGCCCTGATACGAGCGGCTCGTCGGGTCGTTCAGACGCCTGACGAAGTTGTCGATTGTGTCTTGGGTAAGACCGTGCGACTCGTCAAGGAAGATTCGTTTCGTGCGGAAGGCGTCGTCGAGGGCTCCGTCGAGTATCTGTTCGAGGCGAGTGGGCGTTACGTAGTCCTGACCGAAGTTTCGGATGAACGCCTCGCGATACTGCTCCCTCCATGCCGCCACCGTCGGATGCTCCCGATAGTCCTTTCGGAGAGCGATGTCGCGCTGGACCCATTCCGTTCGTTCTTCAAGGAACTCGCGTTGCCATCCGGGTTCGGGACCTAGGTCGCGAACTCGCTGAGCGAACTCTCTATCAAACACTTCGCCGACTTCGGGCGGCGGACGGACCGCTTTCTCGGTGCCAGCACCGCCGTACTGACTCAAGACATCGAGGTCGTCTTGGCTCGCGTTCCGCCGTACACCCGAAATGTTGGTCGTTTGTCTGGTCGCGGTGGGCGGTTGTGGCGTTGGGGCTGGAGGTGCCGGTTGTGGAGGTAGCGGCGGTGTCGGTTGGGGCGGAGGTGCGACAGGTTCGACGGGAACGGCTGTAGGTGTTGGGGCAGTCGGAACCGTAAGGCCTGTCAGACGTTCCCCTTCCGACGAGAACGTCCGAGGACCAATACGGAACGGATCTCCGGGTTGACCGGAGCCGAGTGCGCGCGGTGGCTCGAACAAGGTGGTGTCGGTGCGGGTCTGGAGGGTACAACGACAGTTCGGATGTGCCGGGGGAGCCTGTACCTGCGAGCCGTTGGGAAGGATGAACGGGTCGGCGACCTTCGCTTCGGTACCGGCCATGCCGACACAGATCGGGCAGACGTCGAATGGGCCGGTGGACCAGACCTTGCGAGAGTGCTCCCTCGACATCAGGCCGGAGTCGATGGCCTGCTGATACGACAACAGTTGCGCCTGATTGTGGGCCATCATGCGTTCGGTGCGGGCGATGGTGCGTGAGCGGGCGCGCCGGAGTTTGGTGGCGTACTTGTCGCCCTCCTTCCGCATCCGTTCAAGCGCTTTCGTTCCGGTGATGCCTCTGCTGGCGAGGTCGTCGGCGACTTGCGACACCCGGTTGACCACAGCCTGCTCGTAGCGTCTGGTCAGCCCGTTCATGTTGGAGCCGAGTGCTTCACCAAACTGTCGTGCGTAGGGCGTTGGGGTGACCGTCTGAAGTTGAGCGAAGATGGACGAGGCGGTCGTTCCCATCGTGCGGGCCTCGACGAACGACTGCTCTACGAGCGCGCGAAAGACCTCTTGTTGGCTTGCCGCCATGTTGGTGATCAGCCGGGCGGACTCTGCCTGAGCCCAAGCGGTCGCCCTCGGGTCGGCGGTGTTGAAGCGGAACTGGAGGGCGACCTGAGATGGGAGCGGTGTGTCGGCTTTCCCGACCTGCCTGTATTGGGCAGAGAGTTCGCGACCAATGTCAAGTGCTGACGCTTCGCCGGATTGCCGTAGCGAGTCGAGGAGCGTTCGTTCGATGTGTGGGGCGGCTTCGGCCAGTCGAGAGAGGACCAGTCGAGCGAAACCTGCGGAGTCGCCGGTAGAGAGCGCATCGAGTAGTTCGTGAGACCTGACCCGATTGAAGCCGTCCTCTATTGCTTCGGCGATTGCTCGCTCCTGCTCGGACAGAGTGTTGGTGCCGGTCTGTCGAAACTGCGGACGTCCCTTAGTGCGCGCCTTCGAGAGTGGGATGCGCCCCAACCCTCGAACGGGATCGGCTTGTCGGCGCAGAGCCCGGATCGAGCCGGGCATCGGTCAGACCGCCTCGGCCTCTCCGACCGGTAGTCCGGCGATGCCGCGTAGGTAGCCTTCGAGGTTCTCGTCGGGGAACAGCGGCGCACCAGCCTGCGCGAGCGAGGTGATGAACGAGCCGATGGAGCCGAGGTCGACCGACTTCGGGGTGGACCAAGTGAGCGACGGCGACAGCGCCTCGTCGACACCGTTCAGACGCATCAGGCGCGGGATCGCATGGTTGTTGAACACCTCGGCGATCTCTGACAGGAACGCATCGAGGGAGCGGATGAACAGGTCGACCTTCGAGACGGACAGCGCCTGCGACCCGACCTTCTCGTGACCGAGGAGCAAGAAGTCGGCGAGGACGGTCATCGCGATCCGCTGGTCATAGCGAGCGATGATCGCGTCCGTGTCGAACTGGCGACGTCCGCCGGTGGACAGGAGTTTCAGGTCGTACGCCGGGTTCCCGGTCTCCGGGTCGTAGGCGAGCGGGAAGACGATGCCTTCTTGCTCGTCGCGCTTGACGTTGCGGACGATCTGCTTGATCGCGTCGAGCGCGGCCCGTTCCTCACTCGTAGCGGCGTTGGAGAGCAACTGGGGCGGGACGAGGGCGACGGGGAGACCGGCGAGGTCACGCTCAATACCGATCGCTTCGATCTCTTGGATGCGGCGCTTGTAATACCACGGGATGAAGGCGTTACGAAGTACGGAGCGGCCCTGCGGGTTGTTCAGTTTCGAGGTGGTGCGGAACAGCAGACACTTCTCGATCGGAAGGAACGCGACGCCCTTCTTCCGGGAGTTCGGATCGTTCTGGTATGCGCCCTTGATGCCGCCGGTGTCGTCGAGGTCCCAACGGTCGATCGTCTCCTGTGAACGGGTCGGGAGTTTCCGCCATCCGATCCGACCGTCGTTGTATTTCGAGCGGGTACGCCCGTCCTTCGTGAACCCCTGACGTCGCTTGTAGACGATCTCGTGATACGAGTAGCCGTACACGAGGAACCCGAGGATCGCGGCGAGGGTGTCCGCCCACGAGGTACTCATGTCGGATAGGCAGGACGAGACGAACTCGGCCTCGGCGATCGAGCGCTCGTCGTCGGAGTCGGACGGTTCGACCGACCAGTCGACAGCGCGGATCAGCATCTCGATAGCGTGGAGCATCGCCCCGACTACGGGGTCGTTGTCAGCCATCTCCCGGTAGTTAGCGTATGCCTGCTTACCTCGGAGTTGCCGGAGGAAGTCCTGCTGAATCTCGCCGCCGTACTGATGGAGCCCGGACGAGCCGATCTCCATGAAGTCAGTTGACGTTGGGCGAGCCTTGCTCAGCGGGTCAGTCGGCACGGTGTCCACGGGTCGACAGGGTAGCGCATCATGCTCGGCTGTGAACGGCGGTCAGTACGGTCCGTCACAACATGAGTAGCGAGCACCGCATCCGTCGCACCGGTAGTGAGCGTGCTCGGGTCGCATTGGTCCTCCACACCAGCCGCAGATCGTAGAAAGGTCACACGACCCGTCCCGCGAGGCCATGACTCCTCTATCGGGACGGGTCTGCCGTGTGTCGGCCGTATGGTATCCGATCAGATACGCCACGGCGACACCTGCTCCAACGACGCCGGAACAACAACGGGAGCAGACCGAGCCCTATCCACCACCAGGTCCGTCAGCGCCCACACGAGGGCGTCAAGCCGGTCAGGAGAGGTACCCATGTCGGGAACCCACGAACACAACTGGTCTTCTAGGTCGGGGAAGAAGCCAACATGATGGGCGCGACCTTGCTCGTACAGAGCGGCGACTGGTTCGGCACGGGTGCGCTTGCCGCGAGAGGCTCGGACGAGGTGGACCGGGACGCGAGGGTCGACAGCCTTGAGGACGTTCTCGACGAGGTCGCCTCCCTGATTGGCTTCGGCGACGATCAGGTCCGCCTTGTGACGGTGATAGGCGGCGACAGCGGCGGATGCCCAGTCGTTCGGGGAGGCGCGCATAGTCTTGTCGTCAAGGATGTAGGCCTCGCCGTTAGTGGCGACTCCTGCTACGACGATGCCGGTCTCGTCGGAGTGCTCACCAGAGGTCACCGCCGGGTCGATAGCGACCACGATGCGGCGAAGCGGCGGTGTATCGGTGACCCGGTACTTGTCGATGTTAGTTCTATCCCACAGCGCACCTTCAACGTCATCGAGGATCTGTGCCTCCAACTCCTGCCGTCCGAGACGGGTGCCTTCGTAGCGGCGGCGCATCTCAGCGATGAAGTCGGAGGCTAGGTTGGCCGCGTTCTCATAGGTGGAGCCGGTGGTGACATGGACGGTGCCGTCCTCGGAACGAGCGAGACGTCGGATGAGTTCGGTAGGTCTCGGTGTGGTGGTGACCACGACTCGCGGATGATCGCCGATTCGTAGGCCGAGCATCAGTTGGTCCCATGCGTCCGAGTAGCGCCATGCGGCCAACTCGTCGGCCCATGCGAGGTCGTGGTTAGGTCCGCGCAGACGGTCAGGCTCGTCAGCAGAGAACGCCGAGGCGACTGCCCCGTTGTGGAACGTAACGCGCCGCTTCGACGGCTCGTACCGGGGACGTTCGCCGGGAGGGAACACGGCGAGCAGACCCGACTCGCCTTCGACCATCGTGTCGCGCACATCGGCGGCGGTAGCGCCAACAAGAGCAACACGACCGTGACGGCCTCGGGTGACTTGCTCGCGAATGAACTCTGCTCCGGTGCGAGTCTTACCGAAACCTCGACCGGCCAAGATAAGCCACACTCTCCAGTCGCCGGGAGGTGTGGTCTGCTTGTCCCTTCGCCAGACCGCCCAGTCGTACATCGCTTGACGGCGTTCGGCGTCGGACAGGCTTCCGATGACCTGCTCGGAGAAGCCGGGATTCTGTTTGTCGAGTGCGGCCAGCAGTTCCGCCAGCGAACCGTTCATCGGTTACGTCCGGTCGATTACTGGCATCTGGATGCCACGGTCAACGGCGAGGGCTTGTATGCGTTCCAGCAGGATCGTTCCGACGTCCGTAGTGATCGGGCCTCCGTCCTCGCCTGTCAGTTCCACCTGCCTCGGAGCGTCCAGACCAAAGAGAGACGACCGGCGAGCCGAAACCTTCACAGCCATGTTGATGAGCGAAACCAGTTCGTCGGTGGGCATGTCGGGGTCGTTGCCGATGCGGGCGTACAACCTGCGCCACATCGACTCGAGGCGTTCGCCCTCTATCAGCCGCAGACTGTCAACTTCCTCTCGACCCCACCAGCGGATCGCCGCGTCGTAGGCTTCCTTCGCTCCCGAGCGCGAGGCGTAGCCAACCCGTTCCGCGATCTGGTCGAAGGTGTAGCCAGCCGCTTTGAGCCTTACAACGTCACGGTATCGCTCGGCGACCTCTGGCTGTAGGGCAGGTGTCTGTCCGCGCGCCATGATGTCAGAGTACTGGACGGGCTGTTCAGACCCTTGTGTTCAGAGCCAGTTCGAGGAACTCGTGTCGTGCCTCGTGTTGGTCTTTCATCAGTCCGAGGAGAGCGGAGGTGGTCATCGTTGCCCGTTTCTTGATGCCACGGTTAGCCATACATGAGTGTGTGCCGTGTACGACGACGCCGACGCCTTGTGCTTGTAAGACGTCTTGAATGGCTTCGGCGATCTGTCGGGTCATGCGCTCTTGGACTTGAAGTCGTCGGGCGTACATTTCTACGAGGCGGGCGATCTTGGAGAGGCCAACGATGCGGTCGCCGGGGATGTAGGCGACTGTGGCTGTACCGGTGAAGGGGAGCATGTGGTGTTCGCACATGGAGGCGAACTCGATGCCGGAGACGACGACCATTTCGTCTTGTGGTTCCTCGAAGGTGGTGCCGAGGACGGTGGCGGCGTCTAGGTGGTAGCCGTCGGTGAGTTCGCGTAGCGCTTTGACGACTCGCTTCGGGGTGTCGAGTAGTCCTTCGCGGGATGGGTCCTCTCCAATGAACTGGAGGAGCCTGACGACGGCGTCGGTTGGTTCGCCGTTGTCGCGCTCCCATGGGAAGGTGAGCCATCCGTCGAGTTCGAGGGCGTCTGGTGCGAGGTCGGTGGGCGAGTGGGGCTTGCGATAGCAGGCGTCCACGATGTATCCCGACTGTCGATAGCCGGAGAGGGTTCTGCCTGAGTCGACGAGGTCGTCAACGATGAGGGTCTTGCCGGGTTCCGGCTGGTCTGCGATGGGGATGTGAAGCAGGTTGGCGACCATGACGGCGACCGGTGCTCCGCCTTGTGGGACTCCGTAGACGTTCTCGAAGAATCGTTCGTGGTTACGGTCGGCGATGTTGCGAGCCTGCTCGGTGATGTTCTGCCATGTGAGGGCGGTGATGTTGGTCATGTCATACTCCTCGGCGGTTGCCGTATGCCTGAACGTGGACTCGGGTCGTCACGTTGTAGTTGTGTTTGAGGGCGAGGTCAATAACTCCGGGTAGGTTGGCGTTCACCGATTCAGCGGAGATGCCTTCCGGCATTAGGTACACCCGGTCGTTTGGCATACCGGTGTGCGCGACGACGTCCCATGCGAACATCTCGTCGTCCGGTTCGGTAATGACGAACTTGAAGACTGCGTTTGGCAGGCGAACGAACTCCGACAGAGTGTTGAAGTTGAGAGACTTCTCAAGGTCGACGCCGGAGCCCCACAACTTCGGGGAGACGTTCCATGAGATGTCGTCGGCGATGTCGGCGAACCTGTCGGTTGGGGAGCGGGTGCCGTTGGTCTCTATCTCAACTCTCTTGCCTGCCGCTAGAAGTTGCCGTGCCAGTTCTGCTGTCCGGCCAGCCTGTACCAACGGCTCGCCGCCGGAGATCACAACGGTCGCCGTGTCGAACGAGGTGGCCCATTCGACCAGCGACTCGACGGTGACGGTTTCCAGTTCTACCTCGCGGTCGTATGCGACGCCGTTCTTGCCAGTCCAGTCCCAAGTGAAAGGGGTGTCGCACCACTTACAGTCGAGGTTACAGAGGCCGAGGCGGATGAACAGGGCCGGGCGACCGGTCGATGGTCCTTCGCCTTGAATGGTGGGGCCGAAGGTTTCGGAGATGACGATGTCGGTCACAAGTACACCGTGGCTTCGCAGGCGGTCGTTTCTTGGAGCCGCACCGACTTGACTTGGAGGTCGGGTAGGAGTTCCGTGATGCGTTGGGCGGCGATCGCGGCCATGTTCTCGGCGGTCGGCTGAACGTCGAGGACGACCAGTCCGGGGGACAGCAGGAGTTTCGGCAACAGTTCGTCGTCTACTCCGACAAGGAAGCGATGATCCCATGCGTCGTGGATGACCATGAGCGCCTCTTTCACTCTCCCGAAGTCGATTACCATGCCGTGCTCCGGTGAGCCGTCCGCCTTGACTGGTCCCTCGATCTCGACTGTGAGCCGGTAGCGGTGACCGTGAAGGTGGCGACACTTCGATTCGTGTCGTGCGACTCGATGGCCGGTGTCGAACTCGACGTAGCGACTTACGGTCGTCCTCATTGCGGCCTCCGGCTAACGCTCGCTCCGCACTCGTTGTCTTCCCATACGGTCACGGATCGTTCTCTGTCGCCGGTGCCGAACGTGGTGTCGATGAAGTCGAGGAGTTCTGCGGCGAGCATCTCGCATGAGCGACCCTCGTGCTCGGTGCGGGCGTTCACGAACGAGCGGCATTCGTCGAGCAGGTCATGGAACTCGATCTCGCGGTCGTCGTGTGTCACCTCGGTCGACACCTCGTAGTGGAAGAGATGACGGTGGCGTGTTGCCAGATAGCCGCGTCGCTCGCCGGTGATCGTTTCGGCGTCAGCCCAACGATGGAATCCCGGCGAGGTGAACCGGACATGGATTCGCTGATCGGTACTCACTTCTTTCCTCCTGTCATGTAGAGCGGTACGTCAAAGTACTCGCTCCTGGTCTGGTGATGGCGTTTCATGTTCTCGACCATCAACGCCATCTCCGTCATCGCGAAACTCGCCACTTTCTCGCGCACCTCGAACTCGGCGTTGAAGGGTGTGTACCACTTCTCGGGAATGAACCACGACCGACGACCTGCGGCGGCAACCTTCATCGACGACGGCCAGTTCCACATCGCGAGCCACGAGGAGGAGTCTGCCGAGTCCCACGGGAGTCCCATCTGAATCTCGTTGGGGGTGATGCCGAGGAAATGAATGAAGAGGTCCGGGTACTCGGCGTGTCGCTCGTAGGCGGTGGCGAACAGTCTTTGACGAGTCGCGCGGTCGGCCTGTACCAAGTTGCCGAAACACATCCGGTCGTAGCCCTGCGCCAACTCATCGAAGTAGTCCCAGCCATCGTTCAGCGGGTGATAGACCGGGATTGGGTTTAGGCCTTCCGCTTCAAGTCTGGCTCGTGTACGACGTTTGTTGTCGCGACCTCCCTGATCGAGTTCGTTGTAGCCCCACAACTGGCCTCCGTAGGTGGAGCAAATCTCGCAGTAGATGTCGTACAGCCAGTCGAAGTTGTCGATCTCCTCAGGCGCGAGAGCGAGGGCGGTGTCCATCGAAACGTCGTGCGCCCGCTTGTGTTGATTAGTGAGGAAGAAGATGCCGGAGTCGAGGAAGGTTTCGACGCCTTCGTCTAACGACTCCATGAACTTGCGCCATGCGTAAGAGTTGTTGCTTATCGGTCGACCTACTGCCGCGAACTCGTTGACCGCGAACAACGTCGGGTAGCGCTTGACGGTTGGCTTCTGGTCGTTGCCTCCGCCAGCGAAGAAGTATTTACACCGATCGTCCTTGTCCCACTTCCCGTCTGTCTTCTTCACGAGTTCACCTGACGCGCTTCGGGCTGGGCGGCGTTCCACTTTGACAAGACATGCCCTGCCAGATAACGGTCCGGCTGTACCATCAGAAGCCGGTCTCCCTTGTACGCCGAAACGACAGCGACGTATGGGCCGGGGTATGGGCAGAACACTCGGTTACCTTCGAGGTAGTCCTTCCAGATGGGCCAGCCGTTCATCATGTCGCAGACGACGAGGATGTGTTCGCCGAGTTCCCACACGGAACCCTTCTCCGGTATGAACTCCGGGTCCTCGATGCTGACGTCTTCCAGACCTTCGAGCGTTCTTGTTTCGTTGATCTCCTCTCGCGTCGGCTCGTTGTCGTCCGGACCGGGTACCTGCTCGATGATGGAATCAAGCAGGGCGATGTCGTCGTCGATCCATCCGGTGCCGAGCAGACCGTCTTCCTGTTGGACAACCTTCAACAAGTCGGCGAGTAGTTCGTCGTCATAGGTAGCGAGTTCAGCGGTGCGGTTGTCAGCGAGCATGATCCGGCGAGCAGTCGCATCATCGACATCGACCCAGTAGACCGGAACCTCCGACACGCCTGCCTCCATCGCCGCCTTCAGCCGGTGATTACCGGCCAGCACGTTCGAGGTGCTCCTCTGCGCGACGATTGTCCCGTACCAGCCGTTGCGTTCGATGCTCTGAACGATCGACTTGACGTCGCCGAGCCGAGGGTTGTCAGGATGGATGGTGAGCGCCTCTACCGGCACCGTTTCGACAGACATGAGTCGGGAGTGTAGCCCCGCTCCGACTCGCATACCGGACGCGCCGGGATCAACAGAAACGCGCGATTTCCCGCGAAAGATTATTTCTCGATTATTTGGCAATAGGCGTTGACTTTGTCGCCGGTAAGCCTGATACTTAGAGACATGAACAGCACCACCAACCACATCAACCTCAACGACCTGAGCATGGAGGACATTCGCAAGGTCCGCAGCGAAGGCATGGACAGCGTGTTCCTGACCGTCGGTCGGACCTCGGACTTCACCCTTGGTCACCGCGATGCCGAGGACATGCGGAACCTCCGCGACTCGCTCAACGAGTTCAAGGAGCAAGCCGCAAAGATCATCGCCCTCGCGGAGCAGGCTCTGGCCGAAGGCGAAGCGAACTGACGTATTCAGATTTCTTGAGATTAGATGTTGTCCAACAGCGCCACACGGGAGATACTTAGAGACATGAACAGCACCACCAACCTCACCGCCTGTAAGACCTGCGAAGTCGAAGCCGAGATCAACGCTCTACGCAACGTGATCTCCGCAGTCCTCCCGGCCACCTCATTCCACGAGGGAGTCGCCTACTGCGAGAACCACCTGCCGACCTTCCGGCCCTCGGTGTACGAGACCTTCCGAGCCGTCCTCGATGAAGTCGCGAGCCTCTCTGTCACCGACTTGTACGCCGACGAGCAGGACATCCTCATCCGCAAGGTTCACGAAACCGTCAAGCACGACCGGCTCACCATCCTCGAAGCCTGCCACTCGATCATCGAGGGCTACCTCGAGGGTGACATCGTCCTCTGACCAACCCGACCGAGGAAAGGGAAACCATGACCACCACCAACGTCATCGAGCGCATGATCGGACAGATCGGCTGGAACAACATCCTCGCGACTTCCGGGGGACGCTACGAGCGGCCCTTCGGAAGCGAGAACACTCTGCTACTGCCATGCGGACGCGGCTACGCCGTGAGGGTGACCTACAACCCGGTACCGGACACCTACACCGTAGAGCGATCGTTCCGTCGCGGACTGAAGGAATGGATCAAGGGCCGCGCTGACAACGTCTACTACGACCAACTCCCTGAGCAGGTGTATCGCGCAGGATGCTTCAACGACGACTGGCCGGAAGGCGGAGCCCGAGCATGAACCGCCCGCCGGAAGTCAACCCCGCCGAGTTCGAGGCGGCGATGCGACCCGAAGCCGCCGACCCGTGGGAACCGATGCCGCACGCGATCGGCTACTGGCTCGCATCCGACCGGCATGGATGGCTCGGCCCGTTCCCGAACAGCGACACCGTATGGGATCGTGCCGACAGCCTCGACTACCTCGACGACTGGCAGGTAGTGAAGATCGGTTTCATCTCCGCGCCGATCTTCGACCGGCAACCGTTCTGAGTGTCACACCCTCAGAGTAATGTCCACACCGACAACTACACCCACACGGAGGCATCCATGACTCAAGACCTAGCCACTATCACCAACAGCACCGGAGGCTTCGATCTGCTACTCAAGCAGTCCGACATCCTCGCCCAGTCCAGAATCATCCCTGCCGCATACCGCAACCGATCCGCCGACGTTGTCGCCGCCGGACTTGCCGGTATCGCCTTCGGATGGGACTTGATGACTTCGCTCCGCAACTACCATGTGATCGAAGGCACCGCCTCGCTCCGACCGGAAGCGATGCTTGGACTCGTTCGGCGCGCAGGTCACTCAGTCACTCTCTCCCTCGAAGATGGAGACGCCGGACGGCAAGCAGTCGCCAAAGGCAAGCGTGCGGACACCGGCGACGAACACACCGCCACCTTCTCCGAAGCCGACGCCAAACGAGCAGGGCTCGCCGGTAAGAAGAACTGGCAGACCTACCTCGACTCGATGCTCACATGGCGCTCCGTGTCCGCGCTCTGCCGCGTCCTGTTTCCCGACGTCGTGCTTGGAGCCGGTTACGTCCCCGAGGAGATCGGCGGAGAAGTCGACTCGACAGGAAGTCCGGTTCAGGACGATCCGTTCTCCGATCCGGTGATCCCGGTCGCCGAGGCGAAGCGTCGTGTCCTCGCCGCCTGTGATGGCGACAAGGAGATGGCAAAGCAGGTGTGGTCCGACTTCACCGCCCACCACGGAGAAACGCTCCGCGAATCGCAAGTAGCCGCACTCGTGGACCGCATCTACGGTGACGGCATCGAGGAAGGCGTCGTCGTCGAGGATGGGCTCACCATTCCGCAGACGATCGACACAACTGACCTGAAGGCTTCCGTCTCCACGCTCGAAATGATCTTGGAGGAGTTTCCCGGCGCGGAAGTCAAGGAGTAGAGCGGCGGGCGGCGGGCCGACCAACCAGCGACCCGCCGCCCCCGCGCCGAGGTGGAGGCGACCTCGGCCAGCGAACAGTATCAGCAGGCCGACACCTGCCATCGTTGGCAGGGAGGTATGGTCGCGAACGTAAGAGTCCGGGCGACGGCACCACTCCGTCCCCGGACACGGCCCGACCCTCAGGAGGTCGAACGTGGGAAAGACTAACAGACGGCCGTCACGCGCTCATGCGGGGAAGACCGGACAGGCGAGGAGGTACGCGAAACTGATGCTCGACATCTGGACCGATGACGACTGGCTCTCGTTGTCGGCGAACGGCAAGGTCGTCTACCTCCAACTCATCTCGCAACCGGACATCTCGAAGGCCGGAGTGTTGCCGATGGTCCCTCCGCGATGGGCCTCCGCTTACCCTGACAAGAGTGTGGAGGAGGTAGTCGAGGCGCTCGGTGAACTCCAAGACGCAAACTTCATCTTCATCGACAGCGGCACCGCCGAGGTGTTGGTGCGTACCTACATGCGCTACGACGAGATGTATCTCAACCCGAACGGTCGTCCATCCATCGAATGGGCCATCGAGCAGGTGCTGTCGCCGACCATCAAGAAGATGGTGGTGGACGACTTCGAGACTCTGTCCGACACGGCGTCACAGACGGCGTCTGACACGGCGTCCGATACGGCGTCCGACACGCCGTCGCCGACCACAAGAACAAGTACGAGAACAAGTACGAGAACAAGAGCCGAGAACGAGAACGAGAACGACTCCGCTGGTGCGCTTGTCGCGTCAGACGACTTCGAGATCTGGTGGGCGCTCTATCCCAAGAAGGTCTCAAAGAAGGCCGCTGTAAGAGCATGGACGAAGATGTCACCAGCGGACCGAATAGCCGCGATGCGAGCCTTACCTGACCATGTGGCTATCTGGAACGACCCGAAGTGGAACTCGCAGTACACGCCATACCCGGCGACATGGCTCAACGGTGAGAAGTGGAACGATGACCTAGAGCCGATGCGAAGGTCAATCAGCCGAGCGACATCTACACGACAGGCTCCCGGCATGGATGCTGTCAGACGACTTATGGAGGAGGCCCGTAGTGGATCGTGAGCAGTCCATCGCCCTTGTCGGATACCTCGTGGCATCGACGACCGGCTGGAACGACGACAGTGTTCTTGTCTACGCGGCAGAGGTGGAGAAACTCGCCGATTACGATGTTGCCGCCACCGCGATCAGGAGACTGGCGACTACATGGTCGGAAGCCAGACGGCCACCGATCGCGGAGGTACTCGACTGCTACCGGAAGGAACTCTCCCGTGCTCACTCCGGCAGGACACAGATCGGTCCGGGCAGAGCCATCACCTTCGAGCGTGGAGTCGAAATAGCGCGTGCCGCCTACGAGTCCGAACGAAAGCGGCTCGGCCTCCCAGTCCACCTCGACAAGTTCGATTCGTGGGTCAACCGTCTGCGAGAAGAAGAATGAAGCGGACACCGCTCAAGCGAACGACCCCGCTGAAGCGAGGACCAGCGCCGAAACGAAACACACCCATCGCCCCAATGTCCACGAAACGAAAGCGGATGTCGGTGAAGCGACGACAGTTCGTTAGCGATGTCCTTGCCACCCGAACCCGATGCGAAGCAGGGCCGTCCATCAGGACGAAAGACAGTTGGCATCGGTGCGGCGGCTTCTCCGTTGACGTACATGAAGTCTTGACCCGTGCTCGAGGAGGCGACATCCTCGACCCCGACAATGTGAAAGCGATCTGCCGTCCCTGCCACGACTGGATTCACCGCCACTCGGCCTACGCGCTCGAACTCGGCCTGCTGGCAATACGGATGGCCGACGATGCCTAACAACGGCATCTGGACTCTCTTTGATAGCGAACGCCCATGGACGGCCAACGCCGAACGCCGATGGCATTACCACAAGCGGGCTCAGATGGTCCGTGATGCCAGAGCACGATGGGCGTGGCACGCTCTCGCCGCACACATCCCCCGTCTCGAACGCATCATCATCGAAGCGCAACCGATGTCGAAGGACCGACGCTGGCGACCGGACGTCGCCGCCTGCTACCCATCTGTCAAGGCCGCGATTGACGGA